GGATAAATCCCCACATTAGCATTTGCAGTAAATGCAGATGGCGAACCATTGTAAGGAACATTAATCCACGTAGTTCCAGCGTCTGGGGAAACTTCTATTGCAATTGAACCACCGCCAAAATTACTACCCCAAATAGAAATACCTTTAACTCCGCCGTCGCAAACATAACCATTGCTTGTTGTATCAACATTTACATTATTTAATAATCTATTAGAATTACTTGGAATTGTCATAAATACCTCTTAAAAATTTATGGGCTAAATGGAACAGTAGGCCATCCGGTTGTAAAATTATAATGCTGCACATCATAAATAGTTGTTAATGCTTGTATGGCTTCATAATGTGTGTCATATACTAATCTACATTCATAATGCAATTCTTCGATTAATGGAACTAAAGCTTGTAAATCAGATAAAACTAATGATCGATGAATGCCGTTGATATCTTTTACATAATATCCACTTGGTACGGCAGTTAAATAAGTTGAATAATCGAATTCACTTTCCAATTGAACATAAGATTCTTGGTCTGAAGGATAAGTATTAGCAGAATAAATAACTCCACCATTTCGTTTAGTAAAAAAATAATTTAACAATTGAATTGATGCAGTTTCTTTTGCCGCATCTAATGTTGGTGGCGTATTTAAATATGCAGCATAAGCAACATCATAAGTAGTTTTGTTGGCTATATATAAATTGCCAGCCGTCCAAGGGATTGATAATTTATATTCGTTTACACCATCATATAAATTATGAAATTCTCCAGGTTTATACCATTGCCAAGTTAAATTAGGCGGATTAATCGGCAATGAATAAGCTGATTCTTCAGTTTGAAACCATGCCAACGGAAATGCGGACATACTTCCTATTAATGTCCAATATTCTCCGATAGTATGACCTGTAGTTGCGGCAAATCTTATCGAAATTCCATTTGATAATAATTGATTGCCACCTGTAATAACAATACCAGTTGCAACCCAGGTTGAACCTCCATCGGCAGACCATTTAAAAGAATCTGGCGTAGTAGTTGTATCTATTTGAATTTTAAAATTTAATGGATCTACTAAATATCCATTTATAGCCATATCATTTAATCCAGTTCCTATAAATGCAAGCGCATAATCATTAATATAAATTATATTATCGGGACTATGTCTAAATTCTTTGTAATATATTGTCATTTTTATTCTTCTTATAATTTTGCGTGAAAATAAAGGGATATTGTCGGTTGTACAATACTAAAAGATGTTCCACTTCCAGAACTACTAGTTGAAGGAGTTCCAGATACGGAGGAGTTAGATGATCCGGGTGTTGCCTGATTGTTTACATAACCGCTATGAACTGAAAATGTATGTGTATGCGGCCCATTATTAGCGCTATTTAATGATGCAGTGTTTGATCCTAATGGAGCACCTATAGTATTCATTTGATTAGCTAATACTTTTCCTACGGTATATAATAATTGAATATTTTTATGAGCTTCCCAATCAGATTCAGCTGAACCACCTCTGCCAATAGGAGACACAGGTGCATAAGCATCTGATATATTATTCCATACTGTTATAAATAAATTTTGACAAGCAGCGCTAGCATATGTCGCTCCAGAAGAAGCATCCCCTATAGTCTCATCCGTCATGACTACCCATCCTGGCATTGAAGGAGCTATTGAAGCCACAATTGTACCAGTTGGTATTTGCGATGTTGCTATTATTTGCGTGTAATTCGCTGGATTTAATATGAAATATGATGTAGGCAAAGAAGCAATATAAATAACTTCGGTAAGATAACCAGGTAAAATATCATTAGGTGCCAAATCTATTGGTGAATACATGTTGCCTTTCCATAATGGCAATGATGCCAATCCATTGATAGATAAAGTCGATGCCCCTGTATTATAATTACTAGGAAAAAAACTAAATTTAGATCCAGTAATATAATTAACGGGAGCTTTCATGCTGGCTTGAGGATTTAAAATAAAATTATTTATAACGCCTGAATCATAAAAATAAGAACCAGCAACAGCATACATGCTAGCAGCTTTTGATAATTGATAATTATCTGAAGCGTTTAACGTTTGGCCTGTATCTGTTACAATATTTTCACATTCTGCTTGACTAGGGTTCCATTCAGATGCATCAACTGTATCACCATCGACTTTTGTCGCAATATCTTTCATGTTTTTTACCAAAAAAATTATTAAAATAATTAATTTTTTGTGGTAAAAACCACTAAAAGACAACGGAAATTCCGTCTTATTGATACAGTTTTTCAAAGGAAAAAAAACTGTTTTGAATAAATTTAACCTAAAAATTTATAAAGAATTTTTACATTTGCGGGTTTTAAATGTTCGTATAAACATTGTATTAAATTAACTCCGGCTCCCAATGTAAATGGCAACGTTAAAGGAAATACATTTGATGGTTTTGGCAAATCTAAAAATACTATTATAATTGTAAATCTAGATGTTTTTCCAGTTCCTAAAATAAAAGGAAGTGTAAAAGGCAAAACCATATATTTATCGCCATGTTCAATAGCAATATTATAACCGAAAAATCTTGCTAAATCTATCCAATCTTTTTCAGTAGCTATATTCATTTTGGCAAATTTAGCAACACATTGCAATTGTCGTTGTGTTATTGATACTGTATTTGAAAAACAATCATCTGGAATACCTAAAGCGTTTTCCCATTCTTCAATAAGATTATTTGTTTTACTTATATTATATTCTTGTGATAATTCATATAAAATAGATTGATCTCTCCCAAATTCAACCGCTAAAGCGCGCATCAATTTATTAAAATTAGAATTAAAAATATCTTTCGCATTAAATGCTTGACCTAAAGGTAAATAAGAAGCCATTACTTTTGTATTAGTATTTAAATTATTTGGTATAAAAGTATTTTTAATCATAATTATCTATTATAAATTATGGATATGTAGGTCGTCCATTTAATACTGCTAATTGACCTGTACCAATAATAATATCTCCTATTGGAGAACTTAAAGTAAAACTGCTCACTTTTTCACCATTTAACGGATTTATAGTTTGATAAATAGCACTTTCATAAGCATATTGCGGGAAATTTTCTCCCACCTCCGCTTTTTCTCCAAAAACTTGTTGTAAACTATTATAAATAGCATTTTGCATAGATTCATCATTAGGAGTTAATGTAGTAAAAGTAAATGTAACAGGAATAGGAGTAGGAGCAGAAACTATAATATCAGCTGGATCAGTATTAGCTGGTTTAATGCCCGTATTATAATCGATAATTTGTTTTTTAATAGTAGTAACTTGTAAAGGTGAAGGAATAGCACTAAAACCATTATTATCAAGAACGGTAAAATATATAGTGACTTGTCCAACATTTGGTGTTATATCAAATATCCAAATTTTTAATACATAATTATTTTGTTTAATAAATGATTCTATTGATGAATCGTTAAATAACGAAAAAGGATGTTGATAAGCAATTAAATATCTTTGACGATAACTAGCATCACTTTCCGCATTTGTACCGCCAATTAAACCATTGGCAGTAACATGTGCAACGGAATTAACGCCGGCGATTGTTGTACTAAAAGATAACGCTGCGCCATTACTTAAATTCGTTACTTCTCCCGTGGAATTACAAATAATTTCAGCAATAGCATTAGTTGTTATTCCTATTATTACACCTGTTGCTGGACTTGCCGGAGTTCCTGTTATTGAATAAGAAAAATGAGTATCATCAATAACAAGTACAGTCGCGGTTATATTATATTCTATTTGAACAGCCCCAGAAATTGTTACGCTATCACCTGATCCTAAATTATGGGCGCTATATGTAGTAACTGTCGCTATTGAACTATCGCGAATAATGCTAGAAATGTTAATTGTTCTCTGTGTTATTGTTACATCATCTTGTCCTTGATATATTATTCCCGTTGAATTTTGTAAAACAATATTAGATGCAGCAATAGTTATTCCGGCATTACCAGTTATAGATATATATCCAGTAGAAGCTTGCGCGGGATTGAATGTAATATTTTTTAATGTCCCCCAACGTTGTGCATATTCACCGTCGGCTGTATTTGGGAATAATTCTTTTTGCAAATTTTGCTGATTTACATTTAAATCATAACTGGCGCCACCATAACCCACGCAAATAGCGGAAATAGCAGAATTTCTAATAAATGGATCAGCTGTTGGCAATTCTGTTTGAACATCTGTTTTTATTCGGTCAATGACTTCTTGTCTGTTTGCTGGATATGTGATTGGCATTAGTTAATCTCCAAAGTATTATTCCAAAGAATATAAGAATTTGAATATATAATATTTAATCCTTTGTAAATTTTTACATTTAAAATCAATGTGTTATTTAAATAACTGGTCGTAACTTCAATACGATTAGCATATTGGTCATCAATTAACCATTGCAAACAATCGTAAGCATATGTTTTTGCATTATTAAGCGTATTATTGTTTTTTCTAGCTTGTGATAATAGCCATAATTTTGATCCGATTTGATAATTAATATAATCGCCTACTAAATTACCCCACCAACCACGCCTAGTTGCCGGTGCTGGCATTTCGCTTGCTTCTGCGCGTTTATCAACATAAACGGACATTAATAATGCCGTATCTAAACCTTCAGTTAATACAAAATCTCCATTTGAAAATGAAAAATCATAATAATCAGCGGAATTATTAAAATGTATATCAACAGCCATATTTATGCACTAGTATTATTACTAGATCCTCCGGTTATTGTTCCTGTATTTCCACCGACTGTAACTTCGTCACCTTTTCTTGCAATAGCTTCACCACCTGCGCCAAGATCAACCTTAGCATTAGTTTTAAATGTATTTCCAATTTGTTCAATATCAGCACTTATTGTCACTTTATTAGCATTTATATTTAAATTTCCCGTTGTTGTGATATTTATATCACTTGCCGCAGTTATAATCACTTTATTTTTAGAAGAAATTTCAATATCGCCATTTGCGAGAAATTTCACATAACTTCCTATTGCTGGACTTCCAAAAACAACTTCTCCAGATTTTAAATTTTTAAATCTTTCTTTAGCGGCATAAGGAATTACCATTAAATTTTCTTCTTGACCGCTAAGATTAAAAGATAATCCTAAAGTATTGGACGGGGCATTTGCGCTTATCCCATACGGATAAAGCGTTTGTGAATATGTAGTTTTACCATAATACGTAATTTGCGCATTAGAATAATCGCCAGAATCTTGGCCAGATAACGATACATAAACTTTTTTAATATAATTTGAAACTCGATTATGTATTTTATGAAATTGAGGTTTTATATTCATAATTAATTTTCTCCCTCAGTATCATTTTCAATATCACTGTTATCTTCAGATTCTTGCTCTTGATAATCATCAGCAATTTTTTTGCTTTTTTTATCTTTTTTAGTTTTCTTTTGTGTTTGAACTTTAAAAGCATCAGGAGTTGTCAAAACTAATTTAGTTTTTGTTCCGCCGTCCAAATCCATTATAAATTCTGTTGATAAGATTAACAAATTAGCATAAACATCATTTACAGAATCATTGACATTTAATAACATATTTGGACGCCAAATTTCACCATTAGTATTTTTAAATCCTTGCATGATTAAAGAATAAGAAAAACCATTAGCTTTTCTTACATTTTTTTCCCAATCCGCCCTATCCTGTCTTGATTGTTGATCTTCATGTGTAGTATCTGAAATAAAATTAAATATACGAACAACTCTTATTTCACTATCAGTTGATGTTGCTGTTGTATATGTTTCACTTTCGACAGGTGGTTGTTTTAATTGGTTAAAATCAGTAACAACACCTGACGCTGATGAATTTGTTTGTGATATTAATATATATTTATTAAATCTTTTACTATCATCAACACTCATATCAACCGATAAAACGCCATTTTTATTAGCATTAACATTAATATTGATAAAATCTCTTACAACATCATCATGCGCACGTGTATATACAATATTTCCGCTACCATCAGTAGTTAAAATTACTTGTCGTTTTTTTGCATATTTTTCTAAAAAATCAAATACAGTCTCACCAACTTCAGCAGCAATAACATCATTAGCAGAAAATATAGATAAATTATCAACTTCAACAGTTACATTAATATTATTTAATCCATATAATGATAATACTTTTTTAGTAATGTCTATTATTGAAATTGGAGTGCTAAAATTTAATTTTGCAGGTAAAGTATTATCAATTACATCACATGTTTTATCGCGCCCGCTTATTGATATGCTATGAGATTGATAATCAAAATGTGTATCAATTTTATTAACAAATCCTGTAATAATGGCATTTCCATAAATCAAAATTCGACATTCATCGCCGCGCTTAATCGGGAAAGTTCCAGATTGTGGATAACTAACATCACAAGTAAATTCATTGCTTAAACTTTCCATAGAAATGCTAGCGCTTCCATTTAGCAAGCCTTGATATTGCACGCCTTTTACTTCTAAAATAAAAGGATCTATATTTGCTGAAGAATTAAATATTGCCATCTTAATTCTCCGTAACCATATTAATATTGCCATTAATTACAGAAACATCCTTAAGAGAATTTAATCTTACAATTTCGCTTTCATAATCAAAATTAGCATAATATTTATACAATAATACTGTTAAAGGAGCTTGCAATACATCGACTTGAACAACTTTATTCGTATCTACTCTAACAGAATTAAGATATTGTTTTGTAGCGGTTCTTAATCTTTCAAAAGTTCTTAATAAAATACTTGGCAAATTATTATTGCTAAGAAAATATTGATATCTAGTTTCTAAATCGTTTACTATATAATCCAATTCGTTAGTATCGTCATATGTTATCATACAAGCATTCTGATACATGTTTATTAATAATGCGCCATTTGAAGTGCTATTTATCACTTGTGCGTTATTTATTTCTTCATCACTTACCAATGTATTATAATCAATATATCTATCATCAGAACCAAATTCATATACGCGCACGCACAAAGCATAAGATTGCTCAAAAGTCGTTCCAATATCGTTATAATCATTAATCAATCCGGTTATTGCTGCGCCTAATAAAGTTGGATCTTGAACATTGGCATAAACATTTTTTAAATAATTAGTACTGCTAATTGAAAAATCATTCAATGATGAAGTAGTAATATTGCTAGACGCCGTTATAGCATTTTTTAAAGTGTCATTTAAGGTTATGCATTTAGTGGCGGAATCATTAATGTTTTCTGGGTAATTGATTGTATATTGTGAAGAGACATTATTATTTAAATCTTTTATTAATGATGTCGCCAAACTAGTAACAGTTGAAATAGTCGTGCCAATTGAGGAAGGGAAAATACCTAATAAACTTTCTTCAAAATTTATATCAAATTTAGCCATTCCCAATTCGGTTGTAGAATGATCAATAGTAAATCCAGTACATATTACTGTAATCATTCCGTAAAAAGGATGAATTAAAATTCCCGTTCCTTTTATACGTAATGCAAGAGCTAAAGCATCTCTTCGAATATCATAATCATCACCAGCAACAATTGCTTTCATCGAAAAACTACGTAATTTTTGCCCTAATTCTTCGGTGTATGAATATGTTTTAAATGGGTATAAATGAGTGGTGGTCATCTTCCCTGTTTGCGTAGAATCACTTTCATACAGGAATTGAATCCCATTGAAAGATGCTTCATATAAACCATTTAAATAATCTTGTAATTGTGCCATTTTTTATCTCGATGGAGCCATGTACGCGCCACGATTCAAAGAGCTAACTTTTGTTGATGCATCAGATGATGATACTTTCCCAACAATGCCTTTAGGATAGTTAATATTTAAATTAACCGTACTTGTTGCATTAACATTATGTGTTTGCGCGATTCCCTTAGCTCCCATTGGCGTTATAGAAGTTTTTGGAGATTCTTTACCAGCAGGTGTTTCAGTAAACATTTTGTGATATACCCACCCAGCAGCTTTGACTACTTTACTACCAATAATTTTATACCAAAATTCGGCTATTTTTTTAATTATTTCCCATATTGCATTACAAAAATCCCTAAACGGTTTTAATTGTTTATAAGCTTTATAAATTCCAAATCCTATAGCTGCTATTCCGACTACTATCAATCCAATGGGACTAAAAATAGCAGCAAATACACCTAATAATAATCCGCCAATATATAATATTGGTGCCATTACTGCCGCTATTGCTAAAAATATAGCTACGTATTTAACTAAAGTCGCATGATGCCCAACAAAATCTCTAAAAGTATCTTCTGCTTTAGATAAAGTTGCTCTAAAACTATCTACCGCTGCCTTTGCATCAGTAGTACCCGAAATAGATTCTCCTATATCTTCAGCAAATAACTGGAAAATATGATGGACTTTTGTTAAAGATTCTTCCATAGTATCAGTAGCTTTATTTTTAGATACTCGCATTAATGCTTCATCTAATAAACTAACTCCAACTTTCCCTCTCACAAATGCTTTATAAGCATTTTCTCCCGATATCCCTGCTTGTTCTCCCATTTTTCTAATTTCAACACTTAATGCCGGAATAGTTCTTAATAATCTCTGAGCAGACATAGGATCAATAAAACCGCCTTTATTTTTTTTGGCACGCATTTCTGCTCGAATAATTGTATTAGAAACCGCTTCAAATCCTGCGCTTGTTCCTTCTGCAATTTCAGCAAACATTTTGGTTTGCTGATTTGCTTTTTCAACGCTATATCCAAATCCCAACAAAGCCATAGTTGTTTTTCCCAACTGATCTAACGGGACTTCTGTCTCTTTAAATGTTTTTCTTATGCCTTCCAAGGCTTGATTTGCTGTTGTTGCCGATCCGGTGGTAAGTAATAATCTTTTATGTAATTCATCAAAATCATTTACTTGCTTGAAGATATACGCTCCTCCTGCTAAAATTGGCGCAGTTACGCGTATAGCTAAACTCTTACTTAAACTTTTCATTTTAGCGCCAAATTTCCCTATTTTAGAAGTTGTTCTTTCCAACCCTCTTTCAATTTCACTAAAACTTTTTTCTAATTTTTTGAATGTAGGACTAAAATCATCAAATGCTTTAATCGCTATACCAACATCATAATTTCCAGCCATATTAGTGTCTCTGTTTTTCTAAACGCGCCATTTCTTTATTATATTCATCAGTAATTTGCTTAGCTCTTTCTTGCCATTCTAAAATCTCACTAATGGGCATATTAATAATATCTTGATAAGTAATAGCCCCTTTATAAAATCTCATCAATTCAGCACTTAAAAGCCCAATATTATCTTTGAAATTAGGTTCGCTAAAAGATATTAGGGCTTCAAAAAATTTGCGATATATTCTCCCATCAACCGATTAAATTCTTTATAACCAATAAATTCAAAATGGCTTTGAGTTATTGATATTTGTCCATCAAGCAAACAGATATTTTTTTCGGTTAATAATTTAATAAATTTATCGCGGAATTTATCCATATCAATAGATTTGCTCATGAACAAAATATTTATAATATCTTGAGCTTTCCATGGTTCATCTGCTTGATTTTC